CCTTCCATCCAAGTGGCGCCGACGGCTATGGGCACGAGGCTGTGTTGGAACATTAAGGCGATCTGGAACGCAAAGTCTTGTGCGGAGTCTGGGTCACCGCTCCCTGTTGAGGTGAGACTGTGTTGGAAGTCATTCAGAATTATATATCTTCCCGTGGGCGGCATTCTTGGCTTATCGATTGTGGGGAAGGGGTTGGGGTGCTGGGTCGGTTTATCTTTTTTCTTCCCGTAAAGAGCGTAGCCCAGTATAAGGGCTAATATAATTATTATGGCCATGATCAGTATATGCATTATCGGGTGCCGAGGAACTGGACTGCGAGTCCGGCAAGTAGTCCCCCTACGAGGGCGTGGATAATAAATTCATTTTTCTTGTACCATATGACGAGGGTCTCGGGTTTTTCTGTCCCGGCGCGTTCTTTTTCAGCCCATTCTTCTTTGACGATCCATTTTTCTTTTTGCAGCCACGCTTCTTTTTCTCGCGCTTTGTCCCGGGCTTTGATGCGCTTCTCTTCTTTTTTCAGCCACGCCACGACTTGGTCTCCATCCCAGCGGTGAACGGTTCGCGGGCCGCGGTCTTCGGTTGCAGCTACTTTCTGCGGCTTAGGGAAGTCGGTTGTTTTAAGTCGGCGATAGATCGTGGGTCGTGAGCAGTTTGCCTTGCGGCAGACGTCGTCGAGGCTGATAAGGTTTTTCATGTTGTTCTCCGGGTTCATTTTGCTATGAGTATATGCACTTGTATATTAAGTGTCCAGACGGTGGCGTCAGTGTGTTCGCCCATCGTCCGGTAGGTCGGGGGACAGTGTGGGTACTTCGTGTTGGTAAGCAGCTTTTGACATGCACGAGGAAAGCAGGCCGAATGCGGTTGGGGTGTCTGGCGACACCTGTATAAGGTGTGAGATAAGCTGTGTTAGGGCGCCCCCGACGGAGGCACCTACGTGCAGTTCCTGTGACTCGAACTCTTCTAGCACGGACACCATCATTCTGGCAGCCGTGAAGAAGTCGGCTTGTGCTTTGTCCTCATCCTCGGAGGATTCGCTGCCTACCCGTTTGTCGGCTTCCACGTGTCGACCTCCGCATACCATTTTCCGCCTTTGCTTTCACAAACTTGGGCGTTGATCCACTCATCTGTTTGTTCGGTTAGCCACCCAATAAGTTCTTCGCGCTTTATACTAATATTGCACTTAACCCATTCAGGGGAATTGTCGTTTGGCTTCTTGGCCATCAGACCATTTATAAAAATCTTATCCATCATTACTCTCCTTATAAAAAAATGCCCCGGCTCGGGGGCAACCGAGTTCGGGGCGGTACTTAACTACGGAGAACATGTTGCCATGCTCGGTATCATTATACACAGTGATATGGGATAAGCAACACTTAATCGCATACACTTATTGGGAACTCGGCTCCCGCAATCTGGTCGGAGATCGTGAGTCGGCAGGCGCCACACCGCCGGACTAACGTCTCTACCGTTTTTTCAATTATATCGAGGGTGCATTTACACTTTGGACACTGGTTTATTACCAGTCTTTTGTGTATTTCCCCCGGCTCTTTGCTTTCTAGCGGCATTACTTCCCCCTTGCTCTTCTTTATACCAGTCAAAAACAAGGCGTAATTGCCCACCGATTGTACGGCCTTCGGCTTTTGACAGTTCTTTAATCTCTTCGTACACGGTTCGCGGTACGAGGATGCTTTTCCAACGTGTTGTATCCATTTTTCTCTCCAATTATCTAAGATATTATAGGAACATATGCAAGAATGCAAGGTTCAACCGCGTTATTTCGCTTCTCCCCACGAAGGGCCTATTTCCACGTCGCAAACGTTGGGGACTTCTAAAGGCACCGCACTTTCCATTACCCGTGCAACCTCTTGAGCTTCCTCAAGGTTCTTTACCGACATCGCCAGTTCATCATGGATCTGCAGCATGGGGAGTTTTCCCATCTTATAAAGATTGACCATTGCTTTCTTAGTCATGTCCGCGGCAGATGCTTGGATGAGCCTGTTGAGTGCTTTATAGGTAAACGCTCGTTTGAGTCTGGTCGTTGGTCCGTAGGCCGCAACCGCTTCTTTGTACGACATAGCTTTGTTCATGGCAAACGTATCGGGTTCCCACATATCAAAACGACACTTCCTTCCTTCTAGGGAACGTAACGCACCCCCCGAAGTCTTATCGTTTAGGCGGTTCATCACCCCGGTCATTAGTCCTTTAACAAAAGGTACGCGGGCGTGGTATTGCTTGACCAAGCCCTTGGCTTCCTCGACGGAGGTGTCGAGCTCTGCCGCCAATTTATTAACACCCATGCCATAAATCAAACCCAAGTTAATTGTCTTGGCCTGTTTCCGGGGAATTTTGGCCATCTCGGCCACTAGACTATGGAAGTCTGTTTCCGGTTTCTCGTTATAGGCGGTAACGAAGTCCGCCGCACCCTCTAGTGGTATTCCTCGCGTTTTACCGTATACATGTGCATAATGTACCAAGATCCGTGGTTCTTGTTGCGAGAAGTCAATCGCCGCCCACTGGTCTCCTTCTTCTGGCAGGAATAGTGAACGAATCATAGGTCCATAAATAGGATCTCGCGCCGGAATTTGCTGTAAGTTAGGGTTGCGCATTGAAATGCGTCCCGACACAGTTCCCCCATCATCAGACCGGAGTTGATTAACATGACTATGTATTCGACCATCAGCGTGGCAGTGTTTCATGATGGAGTTGATGAAGGTCCCGGATGTTTTGTTCAGATTCCGCGCCTCGACGATGAGCTTCGCGACGGGGTGATCATGCTCTTGCAGGAAGAGTTTAGTGAAGGACGGTGCGCCTTTCTCGGTCTTTGGGTATTGGATTCCGAGATTGTCGAAGGACTTTGCAAGCGATTGAGCCGCCCAGATTTCAACGCCCGGGCCCGCGACTCGCTTCAACTCCTTCAAGACATCCCGCTCCCTTTTAAGGAGGCTGTCCCTAGTTCGCTCTACCCGGTTGACGTCGACTCGGACGCCTCGCATAGTCATGTCGACGAGACATGGCAGCAAGTCAAGCTCGAGATTAACGATGCTCCACAAGTCCTCTTGGCCTATCTTAACGGAAAAGTAATTCCAGAGTTCAAGGGTAAGCTCTGCGTCCGCTTCAGCATATGGTCCGACATACATAGCGGGCATCTTCCACATCTCAGCTTTGGGATCGACTCCGAACTCCCGGGCAGCCTCGACTAACGCTTTCTCCGACTTCGTTTTGTTAAGTACATCGTAACAAAGCGCATTCAAACTGTAACTAAAACGGTTTTCATCAAGCAGTGAGGCGACGATCATGGTATCGATAATACGTCCGTTGACCGTGAACCCCATTTGTTTAATCCAACCCAAGTCATATTGTGCGTTGTGCATGATCTTATCTGCAGGACACTCGAATACTTTCTTAAGCCACCGGTTGACGATTTTCTCGTCAAGGTTACCGCCCCCGAAGTGACGGATAGGTATATAGCAAGACCAGCCGTCGATTGCGACAGCGTAACCAACCACTTCCCCGTCGCCTGTTGGCCAACCCGGGCCACTGTTCTTAAGGTTCGGGTCGCGTGTTTCCACGTCGATTGCAATTTTAGACGCACCGGTAATGTCGGGTAGTTCTAAAGGTGGAACCCACTCATTCTTTCTCGCAAACATCGCCATTTGTAAACTCATTTTTTAATCCTCGGGTCGTCGCCCATTGAATACCGTAAGTACCAAACGGCTTTTTGTTTATCTTGCGTGGACTCAATACTTTTTTTGTCCATACGCCAGATGTATTTAAAGGCAGCTATCGCGGCATAGGTATTAACCTTATCTTGTCCGAAGGCTGCAACCATTGCGTCAATACATTCTATGTCGCTGTTGGCATAGTGGCTCGGCTGGTCAACCATGGGATCCACTACGTTTTTGATAACAGGGTATTTGATACCCTTGAACTCAGTCTTTTTGCTCATTGCGTAACCTCTTCTATGCCTTCGTGAATGTTGCCGATTACTTCCAGTGATGAAGTAACCACAAACGGAAATATTGGGACGTGGTGGGATACACCGTCCAAAGACAGCGTAAATCTGCCCCAATTAAACATCACTTGCAGCTCATCATCCGTTGCGCCTTTTTGGTGGCAATCATTCGCCAGAGAAACA